TGGCATACCACGCACATAAACGTGAGGCAGCTGGTAAACCAGTCAAACCTTATGAAGCATGGTGCGAAACAGTAACCGATGTCATTGTCGGTGATGTTGCCCCAAAAGCCACCCCGCAGGAAGTCTAAATCGTTTATTAGTTCAATTGGCGATGGCAACACAAATCCCAATGAGCGAATGGATAGATGCAGATGATATTGCAACAGCTTTAGAGATATTGGAGAAAAGGAATGACCAGTAATGAGCAGGTCAGCGCATACAATCAAAAAGAGCTGCGCCAACTTGCAAAAGCCTTTTCGCTTATGGGTGACGAAGCCGTTTCAAAAGCTAAGACTGTTGCTTATGATTTGGCTGTTTACACAAAAAACGAAATCACTAAAGCGGGCAATCAAAGAGAAAAATCTGGAAAAGCCGTTAAAAGAGTTGTCGATGGTGCAAGCGTTTCAAAGTCATCAAAGACTGGTCGTTTATCATACGGATTTACAGGTCAGCGTTTTAGTGGTGGAGCAACAACTCAAAAGCTCTGGCGAGGTCTTGAATTTGGATCAATTAGATTTAAGCAATTCCCTACTTGGTCTGGCAGATACGGCAGGGGTTCACGAGGTTGGTTTATCTATCCGACCCTTCGCCAAGTTCAGCCTGAACTAACGGAGAGATTTACAAAAGAAATGAATGACGTTGTTAAGATTTGGGGCAAATAATGGCTCAAGACTGGAGAACGTTAAAGCTTGAGATCTTAGCCGAAACAAAGCAATTTGTTGACGGCATGAATAAAAGCCAAAAACAAACTGAAACATTTGGCGACAAGTTAGCAGATTTTGGAAAGAAAGCAGCATTGGCATTTGCCGCTGCTGGAGCTGCTGCTACTGCATTTGCAATTCAAGCTGTTAAAAATGCAGCTGCCGATGAAGCAGCACAAAGAAAACTTGAAGAAACAATTAGAGCCTCAACTAAAGCAACAGCGGATCAAGTTGCAGCAGTTGGTGCATATATTGACAAAACCTCAATTGCTATTGGCGTGACCGATGACGAACTTCGTCCAAGTTTGGCGCGTTTGGTTCGCTCGACTAATGATGTTAAACAAGCTCAAGATCTTTTAAATCTTGCATTAGACATTAGTGCCGCAACAGGAAAACCATTAGCAACTGTTTCAGATGCTTTAGGTAAAGCCTACGATGGCAACACTACTTCATTAGGTCGGTTAGGTCTTGGATTAGATCAAAACATAATTAAATCTAAAGACATGGATTTAATCTACAAAACACTTACTTCAACATTTGGCAATTTTGCAGAAAACGAAGCGCAAACAACAGAAAAACAATTTGCAAGAATACAAATCGCAGTTGATGAAGCTAAAGAATCAATTGGAGCTGCATTGCTTCCAATAGTAGATCGTTTGGCTGCATTTATCTTGACGACATTAGTTCCAGCATTGCAATCTTTTGTCGCAGGCTTGGTTGGTCAAAATAGCGTTGAGGCTGGAGTCACAGAGGCAACTCAAGGGGCTTATAAATTTGGAGAGCAATTAAGATCGACAATTGAATTTGTTATAAGCATTAAAGATCAATTGATCGTTTTGGGTGGAGTAATTGCCACAGTATTTGTTGCCAATAAAATTGTTGCATTTGTTACTGCTATTGGAACATTAGTGGCAGCCATGAAAGCATTAAGAACTGCCGCTGCTGGAGCAGCTGTGGCAACTGCATTTGCAACTGGAGGAACTTCAGTCGGTGCGGCTGCTTTAGCATTAACAGCTGTGGCTGCAACTTACGGCTTAAGTCAATTTGCTACTGGAGCAGATGAAACTGGTGCTGGTGGTTCAACATTTACTTATGGCACAGGTAATCCTCAATTTGGTTTGCCAACTGGCGGTGCAACATTACCTTCAGGTGGATTCCCTTCAGGTGGATTCCCTTCAGGTGGAGCAACTTTAGGCGGTGGCATCATTACAACTCCAGCTGGTGCAACTAGCTTGAAAAATCTTGCAGATCGATTAACTGGTATTCAAGATCAATTTGCAGAATTAACCTTTCAAGTTGCTTCAGGCGGCATAGGTAAAGCAGCAGCTCAAAGACAATTTGATACATTGACGAGAGAATTTAGAGTATTAGAACGTCAAGCTGAAACATTGGCTTCACAGGAAGCTGCAAGGAATTTCAACCCATTAAGCGGCATTACTAATAATTATTACATATCTGGAGCAGTCGTAGATCCTGAAGGATTAAACAGAGTTATTACAGATGCCTCAAGTCAATCAGCAGCTAGAGGAACAACTGTTTATGGACGTGCTGGCGGGTTATGAGTGAATTTACACCGAGTTGGAAATTAACAGTCAATGGAGTTGACTACACAAACGTCACATTAGCAAATCTTAGCCATAACGCTGGACGTAAAGATATTTATTCGCAGCCAGTTGCGTCTTACATGCAGATTAGCATTATAGCAGTTAATAATCAAACTTATAATTTTGCAATTAATGACGGCATTGCGTTGCAAGTTAAAAATTCAACTAACACTTATGTGAGTTTGTTTGGTGGCAACATAACAGATTTAACTGTGGAAGTTGCCAATGCTGGAGCAGCTGCAACTGAAATTCGTTACACAATAATTGCAGTTGGTGCATTAGCCAAATTACAAAAAACAGTAACCGATGGCGTTTTGGCTCAAGAATTAGACGGCGAACAAATTTTAGATTTATTAGATGATTTGTTATTGAACTCATGGAATGAAGTGCCAGCTGGTGAAACTTGGCAAGCTTATGATGCAACAACAACATGGGCTAATGCTGAAAATGCTGGATTAGGTGAAATTGACACAGGTTTATATGAAATGGAAAATCGAACATCAAATGCCGATACTGTTTATAACATTGCAGCTCTTATTGCCAATTCTGCTTTTGGTGTTCTATACGAAGACAATCAAGGTCGAATTGGGTATGCCGACGCTGACCATAGACAGAATTATTTATTAAACAATGGTTACATTGAACTTGACGCAGGTCATGCAATTGGTCGAGGTTTAAAATCTACAACTAGATCAGGCGACGTTCGAAATGATATTTATATCAATTACGGAAACAATTTCGGATCACAAAAAACAGCTAGTGATGCAGCCTCAATTGCAACCTATGGTTATAGATCTGAAACTATTAACACAGTATTACACGATGCAACCGATGCTCAAGCTGTGGCTGATCGATATATAGATCAAAGAGCTTTTCCTCAGCCAGTATTCGATTCCATTACATTTCCATTAACTAACTCTGAAATAGATAATGCTGACAGGGATGCCATGTTAGGGGTATTTATAGGAATGCCAGTTAATTTAAGCAATCTGCCAACACAAATTTCAAGCGGTCAATTTGAGGGTTATGTTGAGGGATGGTCTTGGTCAGTCAGCTTTAACCAGCTTTATTTGACATTAAATTTATCGCCTACCGCTTACAGTCAAGTGGCAATGCGATGGAATACTGTGCCAATAACTGAGGCATGGAACACTTTAAGCCCAACATTGACATGGGAATACGCTACAATCGTAGCCTGAGTATAGGAGAACAATGGCAAATCCAACCACCAATTATTCGTTTGCAATGCCGACGAATACGGATCTAGTAAAAGATTTACCTGCCGATTTTGAGATATTTGGTCAAGCAGTTGACACCCAAATGAAAACAAATGCAGATGCAGCAATTGCTAAATCTATTGTTGATGCTAAGGGTGATATTATTGCAGCCACAGCAGCAGATACAGTTAGCCGTCTTGCCGTTGGTGCTAACAACACAGTTTTAACTGCTGATTCATCAACAGCAACAGGATTAAAATGGGCTAGTCCTCCGGGTGGTAAAGTTTTACAAGTTGTTCAATCAACCTATGCGACTGCAACTTCAAATGCAACAGCAACTTTAGCCGATACTGGTTTAACTTTAAATATAACTCCAAGTTCAGCATCAAGTAAAGTTTTGTTATGGATGTTTATGCCTACTGCAAAAACTACTGGAAACTCAAGTAGTTCTGTAATTTTACAATTACAAAGAGATGGCACAAATGTTTTGCAAGCATACGAAATGCACAAAAATTTTGTTGACCAAAACCATTATGGTTCAACAACTTTAACATATTTAGATAGTCCAGCAACAACCAGTTCAACAACTTACAAAGTTCAATTTAGAAACCGAGTGGCTGCTGCCGATGTAATTATTTGTAAAGATGACCAAACAGCAGTTTTAATTGCAGCAGAAATAGGAGCATAAAATGGCTGAAAGTGTTGATGTTGTGAGAATGTTACGACCTGAGGGTGGATGGGTTGTAAGAGGAAATGATTATGAAGGAATTGAATTTATTGAGTGTGAGCCATTTACAAAAAAAGAATGGACAGATGGTTTTGCAATTTGTGATGCTTGGATCGCTGAACAAGATGCAGCAAAAACAGCGCAACGCCAAGCAATTC